CATTTAGCGATATATTAAACTTAAATTTAAACTTAAATTAAACTTAAATTTTAAATTTTACTAACGATAAAGTATACATCAGTCCTTGAAAGAGTTCGATTGAGTATTTTCTATTGTTTCACAGAGTTTTATACAATAAATCAATATTGGTCCTTCGTGAGGTTTTAATTTGCCCGGAGTTCGATCAAGTTGCTTATTGTTTATTTTTGGAAAAACATTTTCTTAACCCATTTTGGATTACTAATTCAGTTGTTTTCAATTTGTATTTTAACCCTATTTTGGATTACTATTCATTTTTCTTATTTTAATATATTTCAGATTTACATTTTTAAACAAAGATTTTCTTTTTATATTTGTATTTTGTTTTGCTTCAATATTTTGTTTTATTGGTGGCAATTAAATTTATTTGTTTATTATGTTTTTACTTTTATGTATGTACGCTATTATTAGCGTAGTGATTGCCGCCCAAAACAAAGAGACGGGGCTGGTTAGATCACCAGTTTTGAACGGATTAAAATCCGATACAGGACGTGTAAAGCGAGAAGGATTTGGTCCATGGCACGCCCAAGATACTTGGGATGAAAAAGGTCGGTCAAACATTGCCATCACATACACTCATTTAGTCGAATCGATTACTGAAGTAATAAGCGAAATTGTGAATGAAACTAAGATCATCATTGATGAGATAGAACATCCAGTAAACTTTTTATTGAAGTCTAGAGTCGGCACTTTTATTTTAATAGGTGTGTGTGTTGCATTTTTGGCCGTATTTTGTATAGCCGTAGGCCCTATCATCACGGTTTTAACGAAGGTTTTCTCGTCCTGTTATCGGTCAATTTTATACGTATTTAGAACATCATGTTGCATTTATTTTTGGTCTTTGAAGCCTTTTCGCAAAATAAGAAATTATTTTGTTGAGAAATACAGACTCAGACAGGAAATGGTGAATTTGAGAGTTTATACACATACTAAGGATGAAGCGATTGAGTTTTTGAAAAGAACTTATTCGAACGTTCTGACTGATGAACATGGTGCCTACTTGTTAGCCCATGATAATCATCGTGTATATTTTAATCAAGCGACAACTACGGAAGATATTCTTAAGGTCCAAGTACTTGCTCCCTCTAAAAGAGAAATTGAGGGTGGTAGTGGAAAGGAGACCATTTTGAGTAACTCTAAGTTGTATAAGATTCCCAAAATTCCTGATTTTCAAGGCCAATTTGATGTTGATGGTAATGTCATCGGACATTTTGCAAGAATTCGTTTCAGAGATATGGATTGTTTATTGACAGCATATCATGTGCTGGATTATAATAGAACATCTATTATTAGATTGAGAAAAGGAGATAAGCTTGTTGATTTCAATAGTTTTACTACTGAAGTTATAATAGCATCACCGACTACTCATTTGGATTATGTTATCATTAAAGTACCCAGTTTTGTATTCGGTTCTTTAGGACTTAAAATTGGCAAGTGGACAACACGTGTCATGCCTAGAGAGGCTGTTTGCATTAATCAGTTATATAATGGTCAACCATGCGTTTCAACTGCAGCAATTAAATTATTTACTAAGCCGTGGCATATCGCCTACAGCGCTAGCACTACCGTTGGTACGTCTGGAGCTCCTATATTGGACACTCGAGGCGTAATTATAGGTGTTCATTTAGAGCACGACAGTGTGTCTAAGCTGAATGTAGGTGTTGTGCCCCCGGTTTTTCGAGACAGCCGCAAGGAGTCTCCTACGAATGAAGATTTAATGCAGCATCAACGCGGGTTAGATTGGGGAGATAGTGACGAAGACGAAGGACAGTATGATGATGAAGACGAAGATCGATATTATTATGCTAGTGATGATGAAGACGGAGATAGATATAAATACGCGTTACAAGACGAACTGGAGGAAAGATACTTAAATTTCGCAAGGAAAGGTAAGGGTAAGAACACCGATTGGCAATCAGATTTTGCTGATATGGAGTTAGCTGCTCTTGAATTGATGGAAGAAGATGCTATGGAAGAACGCTTAGCCGGAAATGGTAATATAGAAGGCTTTGCTGTTATTAAACTCGCCGAAAGGAAAAGGTTTCAATACAACAAGAAGCATGGAATTTCACAAAAAGAGAGCCCTTGGACTTGCAAATTATGTGGTTGTTTACATTATAAGATGGCACACAATTGTGCTAACTGCCAGAAAGTTTTTGAGCCAGCTAAGACTCGTGAAGATATTAAAGAATTCGCTGCTCAGCAAGTGAAAGCTCTTTACGATGATAAGAACGCTTTGCCTTTAGTGGTAAAACGTATTATCGAAGATAAGCTCAAAAAGTTTACCACTCACAAAGAAATTTGTGTTATGGTCGGAAAAGCCCTAGAAGCTGGTAAAATAAACGCTTACAATATGCATGAGATTACTGAAGTAGTTAAAAATAGTGTATGGCTTAACGAGAATGGTGTGTGGCAAGTTGTATTTGACACCAAAACTGCGCCAGACAAGACGCCAGTCCCAATTGAGAAGAAAACTTTTCAATATTATGTTCAAGGAGCAGAGAAAACTGCTGCCCAACGAGGCTGGAGAAGTCATTGTAATATGCGCGGTGTTGATGCCGATGGCAATAGAACCACTGATGACCATTGCACGCGAGAGGAAAGCCGTGACCATAGTCAAGATCGCTCAAGCTCTTTACATGAATGCGAGATTAAAGCTAGACCTATGGCTAGTTTAAAAGCTCTGGAAGTTTATAAAGAGAAAAACTTTATGCGAGTTGACGGTGGTCAGCCAGGCGGTCCACTCTACGTTAAGAGAAAGACTGATAATTACATACCAATAGATTTTAAAATTGTAAAGCCTCCCAGCAACCACACGATGGGACCAGACAGCACACGGAATGTTGTCGAAAGTCATCCTCCCATAGTTAAAATTCCCATTCCACCATTAGATGATATGAGTGATGTAAATTTATTTAAGGAGTCTAAAATTCCTGTTAAACCCACCGACGATAAAGAAGAAATGCGCCAAATGATTACCCGAATAGTTCAAGACTGTATGTCTGCAGCGAAAGGGGAAAAACCTCAAACGAGTGTAGGCAGCGTTCCGATTTCTAATAGGAGGGCGCGGCAGAAAGCAAATAAAAAGGCTAGGAAAGCCCAAGTTGAAGCTTACAAAGCCCAACCCGAAGTCGCGAAAGTGACCAAGGAAACCCTAGTTGCATTTGCTCCTGTCCAACCTCAGGATCCTTTAAACTCCAAAGCCCCAGCACAGACTGGGGCTTCTGCTATAACTGGACCGAGCCAGAACCTTTCTCAGAAAAGTCAGTCATCCTCGGTAGATCAATCTGTAAGTTCCACCCCTGTGGAAAAGACAAAACCAGTGAAAAGTGGGAAACCCTCTGCAAAATCAAGCCAGAGTACCGCATGTACGAATGGCCTGATAGATCAGCAGAAGCAGAAAAAGTAAGTTTTAAAATACAATGTGATGCGCGCATCCCCGAATGTAGGGTGCCCACCACTTCCGAATTGCGAGAGTCAGATAAACGGCTCTTGCCAAAATACATTCGACATATATTACCAAGTTTTTGGAATTGTTATGATAGATCCTTATACTCTAAGCAGATCGATGAATTGAAAACCCAAGTTAAATCCGACGCAAGTCCTGGAGTTCCCCTTTGCAGGGTTGCTCTCAGAAATGACCAGCTCTTTAACTATCTGGGTGAACGATTTAATGATATGGTGCTCAATAGACTTGAATTGCTTATTAGCACTGGTTTAGATAATATTGGAGCTATGACGAGAAGAGAATGCATTGAGCGTGGTTTCATGGATCCTGTAAGGGTATTCGTTAAGAATGAACCTCACAAGCTAGAGAAAATTGCGTCTGGTAAGATTAGATTGATTATGTCAGTCTCTATAGTAGACAAGATGATTGAGATGTTATTGTCTCGATTTTCTTGCAAAACCAATATAGCGAACTGGAAACATATTCCTTCCAAACCAGGCATAGGTTTTGATTCAGATGATAATTATCATATGGTCAAAAATATGCATGAGATACTTGCTACAACACGTATGTGTGGTAGCGATGTTAAGGGATTCGATTTTTCTGTTCGCGATTGGCAACTTAAAGATTGTGCAGAAATGTCTATTAAGCTTACAAAGTCACGAGGCGAAGTCGATGCGACTGCCACATGGGCACATGTTATGAGAGCGAAAGCTCTATTGCAGTGCAAGCCCGTGTTCCAGTTTTCCGACGGGGAACTCGTCGCCCCAACTTATGAGGGCATTGTTTGCTCTGGATGCTATAGAACTAGTGATGGAAATTCTATTATGAGGGTCAGATTAGCAGATTTGCTTGGTGCACACGAAGCGATGGCTGCTGGAGACGATTGTTTAGAACAAGAGATTGATAATGCCTTTGAAAAGTACCTGGAATACGGGTACAGATTAAAAGCGTATGATTCGATCAATGACTCAGGCAGTCCTGACAAACCGGAAAGAACGTTCGAATTTTGCAGTCATGAATATTCTTTAGATACATATACGGCTAAGCCTATTAATGTAGAGAAGATGGTCATGAATTTGTTACACCAGTCACCCAAGAGTTTTCTTGAGTACAAAATGTATATGGTTGGCTTCTTAGATGAAGTCAAAACCCATCCGCATTGTGTGACGATTCTGCAAGATTTGATTGATGTAGGGTTTTATGAGGTGGAGGGGCCTCATTATTTAGTCGGAAATGACTAGAAAGAAAAATAACAACTCCTCGAAAACTATTGCGCTTGTTCGGCCGGCGCAAAATCCAAATAAACGGCCGAAACGAAAATCACGTAAATCGATGATGAACTCCTATGAGCTGGGTTACAAAAGTGTAACTAGTCGTAATCCGTTGGCTCAGCCTCCCGGAGTATCAAACGGTCGAATTTCTCGTGTCCAACCATTCCGAATGGCGAAGATGTCCTCAGCAATGTCGCGCGTCACGCAGGACGGAATGTCTTTTCTTAAGTGCGCTTTTGCTCCTCCTGACTTTTCTGGGTCAGATGTTAAAGGTGTTCCTGATATGTATCAGGGCAAAAGTTTGATTAAGAAACACCGTCTAATTACCAGCGTTACTTTACCTGCAAATATAGACACTTATTTACTATTACTTCCCGTGCCAGGTTATGCGTATTTTCAAATACCACAGCCTGCTGGAGTCCCAATTACCGCAGCTACACCTATTACTGGTGTAACCTATTCTGATTTTGCTACCTTGTTTAATTCAGGCGGAGTAGCTGGAGATTCCACGACAGAGGTAGTTAATAAGTTCCGTTATGTATCCAATCATTTCGAGCTTATTCCTACTACTAATGCCATGAGTTGGACTGGTAACATTCAGTGCTTTAAGTTTCCACTTACAGTTGGCATGCGACAAAACGCTGCCACTGCTTTCACCAATCTACTTTCAGTTTTTGGTTTTCAGGCTCTCAACGCCACGAATGCAGATCAGTATACTGGCCCCTTTAATTTGGGTGTCTATACTGGCTGCTATAATTCTGGCAATGGTTTTATTTTTAACCAGATCATTGAGAAAGCCTTGAATGTTCCAAATTCTATTGTAGCAGGTGACTTTGGTCAACTTATTTGTGATAGAGGTTTCACTGGAATGGACGCTAATTTCGAGTGCGTTTGCATTAAGATATCAGGTGTGGGTGCCAATACCAACAATACTTGTATTTTGAAGACTTGGGCATGTGTTGAGTATATGTCTCAACCCGGCTCCTCAGTCTATGAATACCAAAGTTTTTCCTGTGTCGACCCTGTCGCCATGGAAATCTACCGTGCTATTATCAAAGAACTACCAATTGGAGTCTCGTTTTTAGATAACGAGAACTTTTGGGCTCGTGTTCTAAGTATAATTAAGCGCGTTAGTGGTGTTGCATCCGCTTTACCTGGTGCTTACGGAGCTCTTGCTAGTGGTGTGAATATGACCGCTTCAGCTCTTGAGTCACTAACGATTTAGGTGTTTTTCGTTGTTCAAGGCAAGAACTAAAAATGCTAGGAAGGAAAACCGTTTAAACCCATCAGAATTCAATTTCGGGATATTCTGTCCACCAATCACTTAGCTAAGGCTTGGAGGACGGGAGTTCGTCAAATGGTTTTGGTCAGACTTCAGAAGGAAGTATAAACCTTTCTCAAGGAAAAGAGTAAACCCTTTGCTGCGACCACATTTCGCGATCG